GTCCTGTATCGGTTTGAAAAAGAACGGATAATTGACCGATATTGGGACGACTTTATCAGTGAACATTGTCTTTGCGTCGGGCCCAGATTTGGACAATATTCCGTACCGTGAATCGGAATTAATAGTTGCGAGATTAACCACCTCTCCTGAGGCCATAAACGAAAATCCCGATCTACGATTTTTAAGATAGCACATTCCATAACTTCTGGCGTCTGCTTTGCAAGCTTCCCAGAAAATATAGAATAATCTGTTTGCTTCCCTAAAGTCTGGCTTCCCAACATCAATTTTGGACCACTGCAGGTACATATAGTGAGTACCAGTAATGTAAGTAGCCAAATTTTTATTATAGAACCAAAACCCTTCTTCACGCCTTGTAAACTCTTTATCAATGTAATCATACCAATGCTCTTTAAATTCAATAGGGTATTCTTCCCAGTCAAACCTTGTTTTTATTCTTTTTAACTCTTCAGGTATGCTTGTTCTTGTCCATTTATCAGATTTAAATTTAATTATATCTGACTTCTTAGGTAGCGCTATTTTTAAATTTTGTATTTCGTATATGTCACCTATTTGGCCACTTTTACTTATAACTACAATATCGTGTTCTTCGTTATAACCGTATTTCCATTTCTTACCTTTATTTAATTTAGTAAGAATATGAGGTTTAACGTGATCTTTTAGTACTTTGTATAATTCTTGATTATACATTATGTAGATCTACCTTCTGCAAAACCTTTAAAAACTTTTTCATTTGTTTTCTTAGGTTTTTCATTTAACATATTTTCTTCTTCTTGTATACGTTGAAGAATTTCAAACGCATCAAATATAGCTAGTTTTTTTGTTGCAGCCGCGTTCTTTAAACGATCAGCCGATATATCATCATCTGAATCTACAATAGGTTCTTTAGCTACCTTTATTAATTCCTCAACTGCTCTTTGCCCAGCTTGGATTATATTCTTCTTCGTTTCCTTTGTATTCATATTTAATTAAAATGTCGTCTATATGTAGGCAATAAAGACGCGTGTTATCTATTATAAACTCAAACTCTCTCATATTAGGAAACCCTATAAGATCTCCCTCGCTTATTCCCCTTGTCTCTAAGAGCTTATTACCATATTTTAGTATACCAATATTCTTTTGCTCTTTATCTAGCGTTAGAGGATCTTTATTTTTTATAGGCGCTACAAAACATCTATCACCAAATGATTTCCATTTATCGTTTGTTTTATATAAATATATTTGATCAGGTTGACAAAAAAATAAATCATCTATAAATTTTTTACTGCTATCAACAGCTTTACCTCTTTGGTTATAATATCTTCTAAAAACATTATGGTGTATTACTATTTCATCACCTTCTTTTAAAACAGTATTAAAAGCTTTAGGTGTTTTAACTATAATAGCTCTATTACTTATAAACTTAAATTTTTCAATACTAGTATTTAGTATTAAATTTTTATCGTTTATTTTTATAGAATTATCATACCTATCATCTATAGGTTTTACTAGAAAATTCCAAACAGCTTTCATTAATATTGTAAATCATATTCAACGGATATAGCCATGTTAGGATTAAACTTTTTCCATGGCAATACCTCGTTATTTTTCTTTATGTAAATATTATAAGAATTATCTTCGTCTAGTAAGATATCAGATATAGTATGACCACCATAAACTTCTTGACCCACAGAATAATGCATTGCATCATTTTTGTAATCAGAGCCTATGCTGATTTTTCTAATTTTACTTTCCATCTTCTTTTTCGATCGCAGTATAAGTGCCGTCTTCTAGGTTTATATTTACAGCACCATATTCTTCTTCTAATTCTTTTTTAGTGTTTTCTATCTCTTCATTTAAAATACCTATTCTGTGTAGCAATGAGTGTTTTTGAGATTCTAAACCACCTACTCCTACTAAGAGTTCTTTTAATGTTTCTTGTTGTTTTACAACTTTTTCTAGTTCTGCTTTTTTTATTTTAGCCATTTTATTAAATTTAATTAGTTACTCTATTATTTATTATTACCTATACTTTTAAACTTTTCCGCTCCACGTGAACCAAAGTAGGCTACGTAAACAGTTATAAGTAATGATTTTAGCAAATCAATCCAACCACTATCAATACCAAACTCTATATTAAAGCTGTCTAATAGTATAAAAATTATTAATGATATTGTTAAAAATATCAAAGTCATAGGCCTAGTATTTTTACTAAGCCATGAATCTGATTTCATATCGCTGTTCCAGCGTTTACTTATTTCTTGAGCTTCAACTATATCTTGCTCTAATAGTTTTAACGCTATAACTTTATCTTGCTGAGGTAGTTCTTTGTCATTAGATATTAAATTTTTAATAACACCAAGTAAACCTTTATCTGGCATCACATCTCCTATGGCATTTACAAGACCTGATTTACCTAATAAAAATTGACCTACTTTAGTATCTCTAAACTTTTTTTTCTTATCTGACATTACATTTTTTTTTCTACAACATACTTTGCTCCTGGAAATATATAATCATAACCAGGATACATTACTTTAGTATATCCTCTATCATCAGTTCCAATTACTTTAAACTCAACACCTTTCATAGTTATATTACCTCCTTGAATAACGTTATATGGTTTATTAACGTCGGGACTATCTTTTTTATAACCCTTGATACTCATATTAAGCGCATGGAGGACATGGAGGACAATTACCTCTCGATTTATTTTTGGTTTGTTTTTTTACTTTTCTTTTTCTTTTTCCTTTTTCTATATTATCACCTACTCTATCAATGAGTCTAGTAACCTCGTTTCCGTCATTGTTAACATCTCTAAAAGCAGTATCTTTTCGAGTTTTTGTTTTATTTTTATCTTTAGTTTTATAAATAGCTCCACCACTAATATTTCCACTAGGTTTTTCATCTGCCTTAACTGTTGTGGGTATTTCAAGCGGAGTAGAGGTTATTTCTGGTGTAAGTGGAACAATTCCTTGCTTCTCTATAGGTACAACTTTGCTTGGATCTCTTCTACTACGTTTAGCATTACCTGTTTCAGTTACGTTAAATCTACCCCAACCATCACCTCTGTTAGCTTTTGCTTTTTTATAAGCTTCTATTTCTTCGGGCGTTTTTGCTTGTCTAATATTAGTAGCACTAGCTGAATACTCTCTTGTCTCGTTGTTTGATAACGGTTTTGCCGCAACATCATCATCAGCTTTTTGCTCAGCTTTAGCTGTAGCTTCGGCTTTTAATCTTTTCTTAGATGCCTCGATTTTTTTCTTATCTTCGTCAGTTACTTGATAATTACCACCTGTTTCAATACTAACTTGATTTATGTAAGATGAGTTTCTCATTTTAGGTCCATCATTTGGATCATTCATTATTGTTCTAACACCATCGTCGAAAGATCCGTGGGATATTGTTGTGTTAACAACATTAAACAAACCATCTCGTGTACCCCTTATCTGCGAGCTTTTTCCAGTTGCGGGAACATTTATAGATGTATTATTTTCATATGCAGAAGCTACATCTTTAGCTCTTTGTCTACGAGCTTTACCAGTTGACCCTAATCCAATTGGATCTAGTTTAACATCAGTAACTCTATCTCCACGCGTTACTTCTCCAGTATTTTTATCAACAGTGTAATCGTAGCCTTTACGCATCGCTCTTCTTACTTGTCTTTTTACTTTACCTTTAGAGGCTTTTTTTTGGTTTATGCCAGCTCCGATTGGTTCTCCCATCGGCGCCATGCCTTTCATTTTAAATGCCATAGTTTTAATTTTATACGTTATATTTGTTATCTTTATATTTTGTGCCAGAGATATTGTAAGCTTGGGCTTCGTATCCTAATTTTTTAGGATCACCCGACATAGCTCTAGCACTATGCTTTGGTATTGTTTCACCTTTCCAATATATGTTTTGATCATCGTAATCTAAATCTCCAGACTTCATTTGAGCTACGTGAACATTTTCGTGTCCTTCAACTTCTTTATGAAATTTAGGATCTAGCTTGTCATTAAGTATTATCACTTGATTTTTAAGTGATTCACCTAATACACCAGGCCCTAAGTCTCTTTCATAAATAGGTGTTATATTCTCAGAGTATGGAGGATTACTTAGTTTAAAAGCCATATTACTTTTTATTAAAAGGCAGCATTCTATTCAATGCTTGTTTTCTACTTTCGCAACCACAAGGAATACCAAGCCCTTCTGATAACATATTAACAGCAGCTTTAATTCCTGTAGGTCGAGTTATTTTATTTTCTATAAAATCTCCTAAACCTTTGTCCATTATGCTCCTTTTTTATCGGGATTTTGATCTGAGACAATAGGCATGTCAGAAAAATAAGCGCCACCTTGCATGTGTTTAGATATAGGTGAACCACCCATCATTTTAACTCCGCCTTCATCTTTACTTTCCATTTTTTTACTTACAGCACCAGCTATAATCGTAGGAAGCACTTTAGCAGCTATTGCTCCTAGAATTTTTGGTGCTCCAGGTTCACTTTTTTGGTGAGCTGGGCCACAATGTGCTATATTGCTATCGTTTTTATAAGCCATAATTTATTTATTTATTAGTGATGTGATTCATCATATTTAACATCTCCAGCTAATTTAGAGATATGCTTCTCGTCAGCTGTCATTTTTTCATCGCTATGCCCATGAGAGTTATCATAAAGAATGTCTCTTTTTAAATAATCCATATGAGCTTTGTCATCTCTTTCAGCGGCTGCAGCATTGCAGTCTGTTACATGTGTATGTCCATGTTGATCATGTTTAGCATAATGAGGGTGATTCCCCGTGTATTTTCCGTAATGACCTTTTTCGTAGTCACAGCAAGATTTATCCATAATTATATTTTTAGTTTGTTATTTTTCCAACTCCTTTTTTTACTGCTTGTTTAGTAGCTAGTTTAGCAAAACCTCTTGATAAAAGTTTATAAGCACCTTTACCACCTATTAAATCTATAGCACCACCACCGGTGTTCATTAATGGGTTATTTGGCCCCGTTGTATTATGTACAATTCTTTTACCAAGTGTTTTTAATTTACTTATAATACCACCTCCTTCTTCAAACTGAGGAGTATTAGATACGTGCTCTTTGTATTCTGCTAGTCCTGGAACTTCAAAATTAACTTGTGAAGGTTTAACTTCAACACTACTGCTAGGAGAATCTCCATACGAATACATAGTTGGTCCTCTCATCTTAAAAGCCATTATTTTTTCTTTTTTACAACATTACCATTATCGTCGTATTCTAAAAACGGAGGTAATTTCTTTTTACCTTTTTCACCACCATCTGATTTCTGCTTAACCCCACCTTTAGATTTGCAACCCATGTTTTTAGCATAGTTTGCCATTTCAACTACGTTTGTAGAATAGTCATCTTTATTAGACATTATCTTACTAGCGGCTGCGCAAGTATCTGTGCCTTTCATGTTATTTTTAATCCAAGCTTTAAATTTGCCTTCGTTTTTTTTATCTATTTTTGGGAATTCATTTGCCATAATTTACCATTTTACTTTATTAGCCCAGTACGCGGCACTGAACACACCTTTCTTTATATTCTTAGCATGTCTAGCTTTAAAGCTCGCACGCCTTGCTTTTGATTTAGCATCTTTCTTTTTACCAGCAGTGCTTACACCTTGCTGTCCAAATCTAATTATTTTTTCTTTACCAGCTTTACAAGCCTTTACTATATGAGACTTTGTTTTATGCCCAGGAGTTTTCTTTGGTTTATTACAAGCTAGATCTGATTTTTTAAATTTATTTGCCATTAGTAAGTCCACATTACGTTTTGAGATTTATCTTCATCTATATCTATATGAATAAAACCTTTTCCTACACCTATTCTTTTTATACCATGCTTAAGACATATGCTGACTAATTCAAATCTTTCTTTGCTTGATTCACAGTCTAGGTCAGCTGCTAAACCTTTTATATGTGATGAATTTTTTACACCACCTATTTTTTCGTTATGAGCTTCTGTTCTATAACCAGAGTTAATACGTATAGGCTTTCCGTATTCTTCTCTAATACTATCTAACATACAAAGAAAATCTTTATTCATCATCTGCCCGCTACCTTGTATATCAGGGGAGTCAAACTCTTCGTATGTAAAGTATTTCATTATTTTTCGTTTTTAAGATTTATCCATTTATGGATTGTATAACCAATAGTAACTACTAATAAAGTTATTTTAAGTATCATATCGATTTGCGTCATAGATATAGCCATAGCTCCGCCATTCATGGCGTATAATTTTAAATCTGCCGTTGTCATTTTTACCCGTGTTTAGCTATAGTAGTTATAGGTCCAGCCACGTATTTTGAAGGGTATTTTTGCACTTGCATGCCTGTTATACCTGAGCTTGAGCCCGGTGCGTGTAATCTACCTCTTTGATCTAGTGGTCCGTCCCATATAGCAGATTCACCTACTATACCAACTTTTCCTTTACCCATCTTTTCTGCATGTGGGTCGTTTGCGTAATGTCCTGGTTTATGCATGTTTATTGTTTTTAAATTTTAAGGTTTTTTCTTAAATAATCCACCTATACCGTCACTGATCTTTTTAGTAAACTCATTAAACTT